CTCATAGATATATTAAATACATCGGGTGCTACTTGGGTCATATTTAATGAGTTTTGACCAAATCTAGCAAATATATGCTCTGATTCTGCATTATTACCCGTAGAATCTTTATCTATGCTAAATATAAATGGTAAATGATTACCATTAGTTTTATTCCAAACATCTTCTATAACTGCATCGTCTGATGTTTGGATTGAGGTATATTCATCAGGCATTAAATCTGTACTAGCTAGATAATTAAACTGCATATCATAGCTAATTCTACCACCATAAATATTTTGGGCAAAAGAACTAATTCCAAATGGAGATTTACTAGCAGAAGAAGCTGTTCTCCCAAAACTTGTCATATTTGAAAATTTTTGACCACCAATACTTTTTTGAATAGATACTTGATCAAATGTAATAGATTTCTTTACAGATAACTCTGGGGAATGTGGCATATCATAATATTCGCCTATCATTATACAACCTACTGATAAATCTGTGCTTCCATTCCATGTTTCATCTGTGTCCGCTCCAGAACCTCCATCTGATCCTTCAAATTGTATTGCCCAATACTGAACTGATGATTCAGGAAATGTAACAATCGTTGAGCCGCTAGTAGCTGGTTGAATTACACAACTTTTATTACTAGCCCCTGTGGTAATTGTGTCAGCATTAACAACCTCTGTAGCAATATTACTACCATCCCATCTAGGATCTTGAACATCTACATTTCCAGCATCAACTGCTGTAACATCACTAGATAAGTTTCCAGCAAAAATTCTTATTTTTCCTTGAGATGCAACTAAATTATGATTAAGTATTGCAATATAATTTATTTTACTAGTAGCATCTCCTTTATTTATAGTGATAAGCACATGTCCATCTGTATCAGCACTTGTATCAAATGTTACTAGATTTAATGGGTTCATATCAAATAACTCTGCTTCCGACCCAGTTGTAAAAGTTCCCATTAAAGTAGCCCCAGCATCAGTTGCTGTTACATCAAAATTACCATTTTGTGCTACTCCTCTAGATAATTGATAGCTAATAAGATCGGGATAAAATCTAGGTGTTCTTATATTTTGATTAGCCATTTTTTAAATCTCCAAATTAATTTGTATCTACTTGTATAAGTGTTATACTTGCACCATTTATTTTTTTGGCAATAGATGTTACCATCCAATAACCAGTCATTGATGTTCCAAATATTTTAATACTACTATCCCAATTACTAAAATCTATTATATCTGCAATTTCTAAATCATTATATTTAGGTGTAAGTGTTGATAATGTAATAATATTTTTTCTATCTTTAAAGATGTGTAAATAGGCGTTAGCTATTGCAGTTGCTGTTGTGGTATCAATAACATCTGCATCTGTTTCTAGCTTTAAGGATTGATTATTTCCATTAACAGTTGTACCAGCAGAAGTAGAGTCTGTAACATTAACAGTTTGTTTAAACTGATCTTGAACATAATCTTGAGCATAATTTACAGTAATATCGTTTCTTACAGAGTTTAATTTAGTCTTAGAAATACTTTTTAGATTGATGTCTCTGTAGTCTATTGTTTTATCTGAAGCAGAATAATCCCCACTCCTTCTTAATGTTCTAATATTAACTTTACCATCTCCACTAATAAACACCCAAGAAAAACATTGTTTACAAAGTCTTTCAATTAAGTCTTTAGAGTTAATAAATTTATATTGAGAAAAAGCAAATTGTATATCTGCAACAGCATCATTGAAAATATCTCCTATAAAACCAGCATCGCTTTCTTTAGTGCCAGATAAATCAAATAAAGTAAAATCAATGTTAGATGAAGTTAACTCAAGCTCTGCTCTTAAAATATCTTCAATTTGATAAATAGGATTTTTAATAAAATTACCTTGATTGTAATTATTGTCTCTAGAATCAGCATCTATAAAAGCACCATATTCACGACCTTTACCTGAAAAATATAAATATTCAATTTCTGCTGGAGTTCTTAATGTTTTAGTTCTTGTAGCAGTTACTTTTTCTGTTACAGAATCATTTTGTTCAAATTGAGTTGTAACACTATATCCGACAATTTTTTCATATTCTTCTTCAACTTTTTTTGTAAATATTTGACTAGGTCTAAACTCAATCATCATCCACATATCTAATAAGCGATATACTAAGCTATTATCTCCTTGTGTTGTAGCAACAGAGTTTTTTATACTAAAACTTGTAGAGTCTAATGAAGCAGAGCTTAATTCATTACTAGAAAATTTACTGGTAAAATTAGCAACCCTTACTCCATTAGTAGCACTTGATAAAATTGCTGGGTTAGTTTCTGTTCCTCCATTTAAAGTAACTGAAACACCTACTCCGTCATCAGATTGTTCATTAGATGTTTTTAAAATAACAAATATATCATCATTGTCATATAATTCTCCCAACTTAGGAACTGTTGGTATCACACAAGTTAAAAAGTCTACTTGAGTTCCACTTCCTTCATTTAAATCTGTACTGTTATATGTTTGAAAAGTAGTTTGATCATTGTCAACAATATTTGCAGTACCATCAAATCTAGTAGATGAAGTAAAAGAATTTGTCAATAAATGCCTATAATAATAATTAACCCCCTTAACCTTTATAATATTATTAGCTAAAATAGTAGGGCTTGATACTACAGTAACATTAGATTCTACGGCATTAAGCAATTCTCCTGAATTAGCCATATATACATTAAAAGAAGATAAAGTATTTAATAAACGCCCACCAGCTTGATCGCTATCAGGTAAGGCATTAATATTACCATCACTATCACACCTATTGACAATAATAGCTGGAAATGCACCTTTAATGTCAAATTGTTTATAATAAACATCATCTGTATTTCTGCTAAAATCTCCATAAGAAATAGGCACTGGTTTATTAATATTTTTTTCAGGAGCAGAAGGGTATGTAGAAGCATCAACAGTTGCTCTAGGAATTTGTTTATGATATACACTACTTTTATCTAATAACACAAATGATACGGAATTTATATCGTATTGTATATCGCCAGAAATAACACCAGTACCAATCATTCTAGCGGCAGTATCAAATGTTCCAGCTTGGTTTGTATTTAAAAATAATTCCCATTTACGATTAGCAAAATTATTTGAGGAAAGTAAATCACTAAATCTTCCACCTTGAATAGAGTTATCTGTATTAATTAATTTAACTGTCATATTTCCAGTAGAAGTAGTAAAGTTAAAAAAATCTAAAGATTGGGTATAATTTCCCCAGGAAGCTACTAACCCATGATACATATCTGATCCATCCAGTCTATTAATATCAGATACACCTATAAAATTACTAGCAGTTGAATCATCATTATAATATAATTTCAGTACCCAAAATGCAGTTGTATTTTTAACTTTTAAAGCATTAGATAAACTAGTATCAAAACTAAGCATTAATTCTATTCCCTAAAGCAGTAGCTTTATTAAGAGCTGGTATAAGCTCATTATTAACATAGCTTTCATCGACTATGCCACCATTAATGCTAAGATTAATAGTAGAGTTACTTGATGCTCCATCTCTATTCATATCTGCTAAATTATGTACTCCAATGTTATCTACCGCACTTTTTTGCATTATAAATTCACCAGCTTGTGCCATAATAGGTACATTGTCTTGTCCTTGTACTTGACCCCCGTTTGCAAATCTTTGAATATTGCCATCATCTTTAATTAAACCACCTGTGTGTCCTACTGCAAATTTTAAAAATCCCCCTAATCCCCCTCCTAATCCAGCTCCAAAAGCACCTCCTGTAAAAATATTTAAAAGTGCAAAGGTTCCAGCTTGAGCAAGTAATTGACCAGCAATTGATTTTAAACTAGAGACTACCGCCTCTCCCATATTTTGACCATTAATTGCAGCTTGAGAAAATGCTCCACTTAATTCTCTTATTCCTTGTGTAGCAAATTTTTGTTCAGTACTTAAAAAATTTAAAGACAAAGCATCTCTTTCTAAAATTTCTGCACTTTTTACACTTTCTATATTTGATAATTCTGCTCTTCTTATTTCTAATGCATAGTTTTTATCTGCTATCTCTAGAGCAAATTCTTCTGCTAAAGCTTGTATTCGTGTTGCTTCTGCAATTTTCTTTTTAGATTCTGCAATACTATGATTTGCAAGAGCCAATTCTGCAATAGCTTCTAACTCAGCTTCTATTTGATCAATAGCATTTTGTGCTTGAGTTGCTTGTACTTTGGCTGACTGATTATTAAAAATATTACGATCATTTAATAAATTATTAGCTTTTTCTAGTAATCCATTTTGAAATTCTAAACTTTGTAGTAATGCATCTGCTCCTTCTGGTTTAGTCATAGCCTCTGTAAGAGGGTCTAATATTCCCCTTAGTAATTTAGATGTACCTTGCAAAATGACACTATCTCTTGTTAAGGCTGTCGTAAAATTTTCAAATGATGTGCCAAGTTGATCAAAATTGTCTTGAGTAGTTAATGTTTCTTCTCCTAAAGTAGCTATTTTTTCTCTAGCAGATTCCATTGTTGCTTGAAGGAAAGCTGTTTTTTTATCTGAATCAGTTAACTCTTTTGTAGTAATCTCTAATTTTTTTGCATAAGCCTCATAAGCTTCTTCTGATTTTACAATAATACCAATATTGTCAAGCATAAGTCTTGATTGCCTACCGATACCAGTTACTAGAGATTCAACGGAACTTGCAGTATCTCTACCTAATGCTCTACCAAGCCTTTGAGCAATATCAAACATTTCAGCCATTTCATCTGAGTTTTTAGTCACGCCAAGAACCATAGCATTATTAGCTTGCTTAAATAAATCAAACTCACTCATAGTACTGTTTGTAGCTTCTTTTAATTGTTTTAAAGCAAATGAAGAGTCTTCTATTCCTCCACTTAATGTATTAAAAGCTCTTTCCATTGATTCTACTTTAGAAGCTTCTTTTGCAAAGTTAACAACTTGCCTAATACCTAATCCCATAGCAAAATTAAATAGTAACATTTTAGAACGTAAAACAGCAAATGTTCCTCCTAAAATTCTAGTTTGTTTTTCTGCTTTTTTTTGAGAAGCTGTTAATTTTTCTTGTCTATTCTTTACTTTACTGCTTGTTTTTGCTAGACTACCTTGACTTTTAACAAGTTGTTGTGTAGCTCTATCTAAGGCTTTAATAGCATTAACTAACCCCTTATCACCTTCGGGTTTAAACTTTATTGTTATTGTATTTTGAGTTTCAGCCATTTTTCATTGCCTTTGTTTTTTCTTTCTGTATAATATTGTTGATTACAAAGCTTTTTTGTATCCACTTATGTGGTTGTTCTCCATAAGATCCAGGATAAGGTTGTACGTTATAATCTCTAGAATATATAAATCTTGAGATGTCTTTTTGAGCTTGTGAGTCCGCCATCATATTAGGACATGCAAAAAAGGGCAGTTGACTCATTACCGATGAACCGATACTGAAATTACCACCCTCTAAATTTGCTTGTTTAGTTTCTTCTACAATCAAGCGAATAACATCCCAAACATTATCGTTTGATGCAAAGGTACGCTTTTGATACGATCCATCGATTAAGACGGGAATTTGAGCCTTATAAGGGTATGTATGATACATACACCCCTCACATCTTTCCTTGATTAGAAGGTTGTACTCTAGTGTGAGGGA